CTGGTTACTACTAAGCACCAACTGTGCCAAGCCACTAGTTGCACCGCCAAGCGCGACGCTTCCGCCCGTAATCGCCACGGCGTTGGCGTTCTGCGTGGCCATGGTGCCAAGCTCAAGATTGGTGCGCGCATTAGCCGCAGTTGTAGCACCAGTTCCTCCGTTACTAATAGCTAGCGGAATCGTGAGACTTGTATCTGCAGGCGGATATGTTGCCACACTCATGTCCGTTCCTCTCCCCACCCAATAAACGTTACAGTCGCCGCGCCAGCATACACACGGATCTTATCTGTTGCAGCCAGCGTAATGCCGCCAGTAATAATCACCGTACTGTTGGCTGCGAGTGGTGCGTCGTAATAAATGTAGTGGCTATTCGCATCGGCAACACCAGCAGGAGAATGTGCAAGCCTGAATGTTGTTGGCGTCGCACTGCGGTTGCACACGCTGATACTCGATACTATTACTTGCGTTGCAGCAGCAACGGTGTACGCATCAGTCAGCGTTGTTGCTGCGGGAGCACTTGCAAAAAGCTGTTTGTAGGCGCTGGGCATATTATGCTCCCATCAATAAGAATGGAGAACCAAACTCAGGCGGCGTCGTCCATGCACCCGTGCCATCTAAATACTGTGTACTAGTACCAGAAAGTTTAGGCAGAAAGCCGTGCTGCGTGATGCTCGCATTGTCCGCAGTAAGATCGCTTAACTGAATATGTGTTTCAGTCACCGAGTTGCTAAGCAAACTTGCGGTAATCGACGGCGTAGCATCGTCGTACGTGAAATCTATCGTGGCACTATCCGTGAGTATGGTCCCTACAGCATCCTGCGCCTGTTCGTCCGTGTAGCCAGGGGGCACCGAGGCATTAGCTTTAATTTGTCCAGCAGTAGTTCTATCCCATGTAACAGTAGCAGTATCAGTGAGTACTCTCTCAGCACTAAGAGTAGTATTAGCAATACTAGTGACGTACTCCGCATCTACAGGCGCGCTAGTAGGAATAATAGCATTCGCTTTTGCTTGCCCTACTGTAGCAAAATCCCACGTTACAGTACCAGTATTAGTAAGAACGCGTTCTGCAGTGAGGGTTGCATTAGCTGTGCTTGTAATATACTCTGCACCAATTGGTGTAAGTGTAGGAAATATAACATCAGCAGTAATTGAAGGAGTTGTATCATTATACGTAAAGTTTACCGTTGCACTATCTACCAGAATATTTCCTACTGCATCTTGTGCCTGCTCATCGGTATAACTGGTTCCTCCGGCTGGGGTACTCCACGCTCCAGTTCCGTCGAGATATTGTGCGGCACTATTTGGTGCTTTAGGTACGAATCCGTGTTTAGTAATACTTACATTTTGTGTAGTGACATCACTTAAGTTAAGCATTGGCTCGGTGATGCTATTGTCCTTAACTAGGCCCGTTACATAAGGAGTAGCATCATTGTACACGAAATCAATAGTTGCTGAATCCTGCAGGATATTGCCTACGGCGTCTTGTGCTTGCTCATCTGTGTAGCCTCCACCGCCACCGCCAGACCCAGCACCTTGGAACTGCACAATAGCAGGTGAAGCATTACTTATCATTCCAGCACTACTTGTAACGAATGTTACACCTAGTTGATACCAGCTTGTATTGTTAGTCACAGAATCAATAGTATATCGTGCCCAGATTGTAGAATCGCTTTTCGATTGAAGATACAAACCATCACCAGCTTGAATTGCGCCAAGTACATTAGCTGCATCTAATCCACCATCTGTAGTAGTCGAGAATGCAAGCGCAGTGATTGACGCAAAAGTTGTAGCATTCATACAAAAGTTACCACTACCAGGATCAGCCATCGCAACGAGGTTGCGGAAGATCCATTCACCGGTTAATGTACCAGGACTCGATATAGTAAGAACGTTTGCAGCGTCATCATAATTAAGAGTGATATTAGCGCCAGCATCGAGCAGCACAGCTACACGATCATCAATCACCTCTGGTGATAAGGGCATTGGTTGTACGCTGATTTGCATAGTAAATCCTTTACTAAATGAAGCTCGCACCAAGTCCAAGAACTGCACCGATAGCAGTACCATATCCAGGAGCAATTGCACTACCAGCAGCAGCACCACTAAGTGCGCCACTTATTGCACTCATTGCTTGTGACGGACGATTCTTTTGGTTTGCTGCTGCGGCACCATTAAGCGCACCTAACATCGCACGAGGTTCATCAAATAAGTCCATATTCCAGAGGCGATCTTTAGCTAGATATTCCATCTGCCTATTATCAACGTCCAAACGAGTGGCATAATAAAGTTTAGTCATTTCCATGTACGTACCAATAACAGCCTTATCCCAATCGAGATGACTTCGCCACAATTGACCGCTCAATTCAACCGCGCTTAATCGCAGGCGTGTCTGGAATTCGTTGATTGAACGCGTGTAGCCGTCGGCAATAATTGCCTTGCCAATGACGAAAGTGGTGCTTTGCACCGCGTTAATATCCCTCATACCTGCCAGGAACGAAGGTAAAACCTTTGTATTAATCTCATTTTGCACCAGCTCACTCTGAGCTGTGACTGCAGCTGCAATTTCAGGACCATGAATAACGTCTTCATACACGTCACCCCAGAGCGTGTGTACATCAAGTCCAGCCATGAACTTACCAAACATATCGTACAAAGAAGGAAAGTTTCGTACTTCATATGTTGTAGTATCATTACCAGGTACGCGTCCAAAAAAAGCATCGTCGATATCGTACGTTTCGTACTCTTTATATGGAGACTTATCGAACAAGTCGTTAAGTACGCGAAATACTCCACGCTGCGGAACTACGCCACCTGATTCGTCGAGAATACGCTTATGAGCTTGCTCAATGTGAGGCGCATAACGTATAGTTTGAGTACCACCACCACCCATAATTTACTCCTATCAGTCCTCGCAAGATTTGTCCCTGCAGGGGCTAGGGATTATGATGCTGCACTGCGCTGCTTGTCAAGGATGCCCTTCGGGCGGAGGCTTCCTTGACAACCTGCTCGCTTGCAAAAGACAAAGGCGCCCCTGCCGGGAAAAATCTTGGGGCGGCCTGTAGCACGGTTGTGGCAAGCGGGTTCGCGTTGCTCACATCGGTGCTTTGGTTAATTCTTAACCACAAGAAAGCAAATACTCCATCTTGCCAGCTTTGAATCCAACCAGCTCTAGCAAGCGTGCTGCACGCGGATTGCCTGTCAGTGCATGTATCCGCTCGCACCGTACAGTACATGCATACTCTCGCATGCTAGCTGTTGCATCACGCGCCAGCTCATCCGTCATTGTCTGGAAGCTGTAGAATGCGTCCACATGCAGTGATCGCACGTCAGTTAGGTTGTCCTCTACTATGCACGTGATTCCCATTGCGTACAGTTCCCGCTCGTCATCCATAATGAGCCAGGCTTGATGCGTGCTATTAAGCAGCGATATAAACAAGTTATTACTGTACTCACTCGTATTCGGGTCGAGTGGATCTAATTCCATGGCAGCGATTGCCGCCGGCTTAATCTTGGCCCAGTACTCGCTCACCTGGTCTGGTTGAAGTTGTAGAATCATGACTTACGCTCCCAGCAAAAGCGCTGATAGCAAGATTGCCTACGTAGGCACTCCTGCTAAAGCGCTGATCCGTAGTCTTGAAACTGATATTAATGTAGTCGACGTCGAGTCTAGCAACTCTACGAGCACGCACTTTGATGCGAAAGTCAATGCCTGCACATGCAAGATAAGCAATTCCTTCAATGTTAAGACGTACCCAACGAGTAGATCTGAATGGCTGCTTTAGATCATAGCGGTAATCATAGGCTATTTCTAGCCACTCTGGAACATCAGTGCCTACCTGAATGTTAGTTAATGTTTTTTGCGAACGCCGACCGAAGTCAAGAATATCCGTGGTAAGTGAGAGTGGCTCATACTCAATTAGCTGCGGGGAGCTAACGAGTAGTGAACCACTCTCGTACACGTACCCGCTCAGCTTAGAGTAACCGTCACCCATACGGTCCTCTGCCAGTGTGAACCCGTGCTCACTGTCGCTGATAAGTACGTGCTTTATATACTCGTCATAGAACAGCACTGGATTAATAAGTACTTTAAGATGCTCGCTGAAGTCCAGGTACGTTGCACCCTCAGGCGTTAGTTTCCATAATTGGTACTTTGCATCAATAAAGTAATGAATGAATTCTGTTCCACACACGGCGTCTTTAGATAGTAATCCTGTATATGCTAGATCACGAAAAGAGAATGTTGGTGCTGGACTTGAGACCGGCGACATAAGTGTAATGCCATTACTGCCATAAATCACGGCGCCGCGGCCTAGTTGTTTAATGGCAAGTACATCACCACGCCAATTCATTGGCCTGTATCCGGCATCGTTAACAGTATCTAGAACAAAGCTCGCTTCACCTATCTTACTCCAACCAACCCAGTTTCTACGAGAAGATTCAATTAATGCTTCGGCGCGCAACACTAAATTAAGGCTGATTACATTGCCGCGTGCGACAGCGCCTTGAGGTATATAGCTGCCAATACGCAGTGATAGAACAATACGTGTCAGTTCTACTGGAATTGTTGCAGAAAGCGAGTGTCCGTCAAGGCGTGGCTCGAGCCTTATAGCGCCATCTTGATACAAGCATTCGAAAGTAACATTTAGTGCTGGATCAGCTACGCTCATAGTTCTACCAGTGGATTAGCTATAGTAAACGTACCGCTGTCATATGTAACGAGTGCGGCACCGAAGTCAATAAATCCTACCGTTGGCTTGCTTGCTAAAGTGTCGTCCAAGATTATAGCACCTTGAGCAGTAATATCGCCGCCGGTTGCAAGCCAGCTAGGATTATTCCAAGTAGCGACTGTTACGTTAGCACCATCGTCGCGAGTCACCGTGCCGCCTGCAAGCGTTTGACCACCAGCTGTATAACCACTACCTGTTGTTAGTTCGTCTGCAGTCACATCAGCATACGTGTTATGTGTTGCACGGTTGAAAACATAACCGGCTTTCATGAGTATTATCTTGAACACGTCTGCACCAAAGTCGATCCCCGCAGTCATCAATAAATACTTACAGTTATTAGATGGAAGTGTCGCCATATTATAGCTTAGCTCCTTGAGAAGTAAATGGCCAGCGGGGGTCATCCCCGAGATTTAGTGTTTCTTCAAATGTTTCGTAATAGTCAAGTGGTGTTTGAATCTCAATCCAACGCTCGCCTAAATTACGTGATAGCAGAATAGAAACAATATTACCTTCTGAGCCATCGACCCGAAGTTTAGCTTGTGAGTACACAGCTATCTGGCCGGCGTTGTGAAGTGTCGCGCGATCAAGAGAAGTACCAAATTGAGTTATTTCATTCCACACTATTGTCGCATTCTCATAGTTATCCGTGCGATAATCCGTTAATTCTGCAAGATTGTAGAAGAGCGTGTCAGTTGCAGCAAATATAACACTTGGCTCTTGAAGCACGCGCGCCGTGAAGCTAGTACAATCATTCGTACTGTAATAGAACTGCGAGCCCGCAGCCACAAAGAAGCGTCCAGTGTCTACGTGAAATCGAAGACCTGTAGGATTACCTACAAGAGCCGTTGTTGATTTGAGTGTGTAGGTAGGCCCTGCATAAACACGTAATTGATTAGCTGGACCATCGAGAATCGCTACGTACGTAATACTGTCAGTTGGATTTATTACTACCGCCGCGTCCGTAACGGGGGGCGTGAGTGTGAATGCTAACGAATAGTTAACACCGTAGTCAGTTGAGCGCTGCAATTGCCATGCGGTGGCAGTGCGTATAATACATGAGACGATACCGCTAGCAGTTACCGCAATCTTATTGCGACCGTGCAATTCAATAGTGCTGGGCCAATCCTTAATATTTGAGTTTACATACGTGCGCATGCGTGGATTCGAGGTGATTTCCTGGAATTGTTCACCGGAAATATCGTACGCGTAATTGTGAAAGGCTGATACATTGCCTGCAAGTGCAGCTCCACCATCCCAGTTAGAATGAAGTACGTCATCTTGGAACAGTAATGTTCCCCAGGTGTTTTGTGGTATCTGATAATTAAGCATATAGATTTCGTTAGGTCGATGCCTGCCGCATATCACGTACAATGCACGCGTGCCATCTGTAGCAATAGTTGGCTCCCAGCAATTAGCAGCAAATGATTCTTCGAGTCGAGCAGTATTACCCCCACCCTTATGCCAATGGCCGCAAGGATCGTGAGCACGAAGTTGTGGCAGTGGAGGATAAATACTAAGCATGAGTAAGTACTCCTGGTATTGCTGGTGTTCCATCGTCCAGTGTTGCGAATGGTGAACATTCTACAGGAAAATAAGAATCAACAGTTGGAGCACTTTGAAACTCACCTATACCGAGCAATCCGTACACGTTGCTGCCCCACGTAAACATCCTTCCTTGATTATCGAGTGCCATATGACTCCAGTTGTTTATTCCTACTTTAATCCAGTTTCCATCACCCTCATTTTGAGCAGCGGTTATAACAGGAATTGTAGGATCTCTTATATCATTGCCAGTCGAATTAGATATCAGATATGCTTGATTTCCCCAGGCCCAAATATTGCCCGCATTATCTACTGCAGCAGCACCTGTTTCACTAACATCAATATGCACAAAGATTCTGCTAACAGGACACAGCACAAAATTAGCTGAGTCAGCTGTAGGGGGTGAGGCAAATCCTATTCTATCTCCCTGTGCGTACAACTGACCATTAGATAGCAACACTACAATACCAGATGGTGAGCACTTAATATCCGTAATAGAGACACCAGCTGGCAAGCTAAGTGGCCGCAGTGTTGGTACGGCTTCTGGATAGTGCGAATTCCACCAGTTACCCCATGTGTAAATTTGGTTACTCTCGGTCACCACGGCATTTACACTATAGTGTGCACTAATTAACTTTATTGGTCCAGGTACCCAAGTCACCTGTATTGGTGTTCTAGATACATAATCTTCTGCATATCCAGCATCACCATATGTCAGCGCATCTAGATTCTTACCCCAAATCCACAGTGTACCATCAGCTTTCAAACCAAGCATGTGATATTGACCTGCTGCAAAGTCCTTCCATACTACGTTATTTATAAGCTGCGGCACGATTGCCTGCTCACCGCCAGGAATAAACGGATTACTTGGAGGCCTGCCTGAACCACTGTACTGCGATGCAAGTGCCCACCCACCACGCCCAAAAGTATCGTCTTCTCCCCAAGCGTATAAATATCCGTCAGCATCGAGTGCTACATAAATATACTCAAGATGGTCGCATTTCATCCAGTTATTTTTAGTACCTACCTGATAAGGGTATACCATTGCTTGATAACCATCACTATGACGGTACGTTGCCTCATGCCTAAAGTAATTGGGACCGCTATCTATAAGCACCGGAGTCTGTCCGCCATATTGCCAGCTAGAACTTCCCCATGTGTATAAGCGGCCACGATTGTCTATTGCCATATGCGTATCAAGACCAGCACTGATGTCTACAAAGCGAAATGGTAATTCTCCTGGTCCTGGACAGTTACCATTGTACAGCATTGTCCATCCAGACTTGCGGCCAGAAGGTGAGGTTACGGTTGTCATAGAATACCTCCAACGATCAACTGAGAGTTGATCTCGCATACACACAAGCACGGAGGTATCTTGCAATCAAGGTACTCAGCAAATATTCCTGTTTGCGGATCGCGCACAATAATGGCTGCACCATTAGAGAGAACTATATACTCACCAAAATCCGCATGACTCCACGTGTCACCTGCAACAGTATTGCACAGCAAATCGAGTACGCCGGCCTTATACTCGTATATTGCTGTGCGATCACACACGAGAGTCATGCGGCGTAGGTGAAATAGCTGCGGGAATGGCCACTGAGCATTGAGAACGCTGATAGGATCAGGCAGAGCACGAAGCGTGCTAATTACATCGTCGTAAGGAATCGCACCGCGCAACGCCGCAAGGAATTGTGAATTGCGTGGATTACGCTCGTTAGGGCGAAGTCCTTTCGCCAGGCCTTCTTTGTAGGTTACTGTATATTCACGCATTATTTACGCATCCTTATCTGCTTGCGTGCGAGCGGCGCGGCTTCTTTAAGCAATTGCTCTAGGTCAATTCCAGGAGCTTTCAATTCGAGGCCCTCAATAACCCGTGCAACTACATCCTTGTGCGCGACGAGATCCTTATTCTGCTCATAGAAGCGATCGGTTAAGTCACGTAGCATAATAGTACTCTTCACTAAGTTGCGAATGACGCCTGGTAAAATTCGCAACATCTCTTCTACCGACTTGTAGACTAATAAACACGCCATTTCATGAGCAAATTCATAATCGTGATTACGTTCTGCCCATTTATTGAAGTCGTCTCTTGTAAAGATTTCCATATCAGCTCATCTTATTACGCTTTTTGCGGCGCGCAACGAAGTCTTCGTCATGCTCTATAGCATTCAGTAAACGCACCTGAGCCTTGGCCTTTTTCTTAGATGTACCCTTAGCACGAACACCACTTGGTGAGCTAACCTCATACTTATCGCCATCCTTTTTACGTATTTTGTAAGGCATTATAATTATTCCTCATGTAAACGCCAGCAGTCATTTATCCTGCGGAGGCAAGAGAGCCTAATCGCTTAATTGCTTCACTGTCAAGGGACGCTTCGCTGGGGACCCCTTGACAGCTCGCAAGTCGCGATTTGTCTCAAGATGCCTCCTACGGAGAAATGCCTGGGGCGGCTGGAAGCAGCAGAGACGTAGCCACAAGGGCGCCTCGTTGGGCGCAGCTGTGGTCAAACTTTAACCATAGCCACATTCTATCCCTCCATTTGCTTTATAGGAAGTGATAATTGCTCGACGTAATCGTACTCTAGTCCAAGCATTTCACTACGTATAGCTGTTTCCCAATCGGCCACGCCATCACGGTTACGCTGAGCTACTTCCATTGCACGCATAGCCGCGAGCACCAGCACCCAGGGATGCTGTGTGCTCCAGAAGTTGTAGTCAGTGTCATTTACCAGCGGCGACTGGTAGAAGTAACCAACAACTTGTAATTGCGTCTGCTCACTGAAGGCCGTGTTGAATACTATAGCATTGTAAGGAAAGTTGTCCTCCATAACGATAGTATTCGGCGGCACCGTGGATTGCCCCGCAATCTCAGGCTGAGTGCGAATTGCACACGGCGCGTAAAGGTACGGACAACCTGGCTCTTGTGTACGATGCATACGCTCAAGCGAGAGAGGTTTGAGCTTCACGACTACGCCACTTAAGTTAGTTGCCCGTACCTCACGTATAACTCTGCACTCAGGTATAAGTAAGTACCAATTACCGGCGGCAAGGGTAGCATAATAGTTTGCGGTGGACTTAAGTACTTCGAATGTCCGGTCTAGCCACCGCTGGCCGCTAAGTATAAAGAAATCCGCACCAGAGTCCTGGTACGATTCGGTATCCGTGATCAAATCGTAGCGGCCACTCAGCTCAATAAATTTGGTGCGTATTTCTAGAAGAGTCATAACGGTCCTATGGTTAGATTTTAACCATTACGGCTTATCTTTACCTACATCATTCAGCAAACCAAACTTCGTTGGGTGATGATACTCAAGACCGCACTCAGTTAGCCACTCTTCTTTAGTACCGTCGAGCCGCTCGTGCGATGGTGATACTTTAGTCGTGTCCATACTCATGAATGTAGTATCATCAATGTAGCGGTACTTGAGCATTTGTGGCTCTAGTATAACCAGTAGATTACGCGTAGTTGCATCGTAACTGAACAATGGGTGCGTCATTAGGTTAAGTGTACCAAATGGTGTAATCCATTGTGTAACCTTGAGACCGTATGAAGTAGCCGTGGGTGTGAGGTTAATCTGACCAGCTGCTTTTGCAATGCGATTAATGCCAAGCAACGCACCACTACCAGCAAAGGCCATTTTATCACTTGAGCCATAACGGAAGATTACTTCAAGTGATCTATCTAGCCATTCTTCACCACCTTCAAGCCAAGTAGTACTCGCCGGAACACTTGCATCGGTGGTGTATGTAAATGAGTTGCTAGGTGCACCTGTTTTGATTGCCTGAATGACACCCATAGTAGTGCGTTCAGGCTTGCCGTTAGTGCCAACGTTCTCCGTGCGAATGCCCCAGAAGAATGCTTTCTCCATCTCAATAGAGTGAAGTTCGAGAGATTCACGTTTTGCTTCTTTGTACGCGTCCTCGGTACGCAGCGTAGTTTTACGCGCGGTACGAGTAATGTCCAAAGGAGTACGGAAAATCTGAGTGTAGTTGAACCACTTCACAGGATCATAGGCAACAGCATTAGGAATTGGCGCACCTTCAGAGTTAATGTTACCGATAATAAGAATGGTATCTGCAGTAGACAGGTTTGTTGCTCCACCATTATCGTCAGCCTCTAAGAGTTTAACATCTATCTTAGAATCAGCACCGGCGAGAGTTACGCCAACTACTTTAGCGTTTACGTCTACGTTAAGGTTGGTAGATACCCGCAATAGAACCTGATGGCCGACACGAAATTCAGTGGCAAGCGCCTGAGCTACCTTCACGTAGAGTGTGACGCCAGCTGCAGTACCGCCGGCAGCGAGTGCAGCTGTCATTCCTGAGTCAGTATAAATGTCAGTGATAGTTCCGCCTTGAGTCGCGAGGTTCTTTGTCCACCACGCAAATTCAGGGTCAGTAACTACTTCTTCTCCCATCTTACTCAATAAGCCCGTAAGTGGCGCCATTCCGTTCGGGTAAAGGTAAAGTATTCCTTGCCGCCAGTTCTTTGGACGCTCGTCAGTTGCCCAGTCACCAGTACCACGCATTCCCATGAAAGCCATGATAATACCTTTCTGTAGTTGGCTCTGAAGCCCAGCACTTACTCCAGAAAGTTAATTAAGGATTCACTCCATCAGTAGGCGCATCAGCCGCAAGCAAGAATAATATCTTACCCTCACGTTCGTATTCAGTTCCATCCGTAAGAGTGAATACGTGCCCCTCTGCACGCAAACGATCTTCAGTTGATGTACCAATTAGCTTGTCTAAACAGTGTCTATCATAGGTGCTCAAATAGGTGATTTCCATAGTTATAACTCCACTAAATCCATGATCTCTTTCTCTAAGCCCGTTAGTTCAGGCTCAACTTCTACTTTGCGACCACGCTGTGGTGCGAAGCTTCTATTAGTTTGCTTCGGCGCGGGAGAATCTAGTTTCTTAAGTTTCAGCGCGGTGCGAACGTGAGTGGCAGTTTTTGCGAATACCTCCTGTGGCTTGAGTTCAGGATTCTCCTTAGATATATCCTTTGCATATGCAGCTACAGTGCGACGGAATTGCCGCAGGTCTGGATTAGCGTCATAGAACTCCTTTACCATTTCACTCATTGTGAGCTGCTCGCGAACGTATCGTGATACAAGGTCTTGCACAGAGCCAAGCACGTTGTCTGAAGCTCTACGCATCGCTTCGCCAACACCACGATTGTATACAGCAAGTAAAAGTCGATTAAGATTCTCGCTAGAACTAAGTACTTCATCAATATCGAGCCCTTCCAAGAAATCTGGATCAGCGGGCTGATCGCCAGCTGCATCAGGTTCGGGTGGCAGCTCCCTTTCCAATTGCAGGCGACGACCAGTCTCTTCTTCAAGCCGAGCAAGTAATGCAGACTCGTGATCGCCTTCTTCAGGTTCAGGCGAAGATTCAGTAGAAACTGGTTCATCACTTTGGATCGCCGGCTCAGGCTCAGGTTCAGGCTCATTTGGTTCGCTAGAACCAGGTCCGAAATCTAATAAGTCAAAATTCTCTGCCATTTACATTCTCCTCGATTGCATCGCAAATGCTTTGAGGTAGATTTATAAAGTGTCTACATGCTTCAGCGATGCCCTGAAAGCGTTTAATTTCACCTATGTCGTCTTCAACTTCTAGTTTATTACGTATCTCCTGAAGCCAGGTATCAACTTCGCTACGCATATCACGCCAGGCTACGCTCTCAATAAGTGCGTGAAATTCACTAAGTGTTGCATGAAAGTTTTGTTCAGCCATACTGTGCACCTTCGTTGCATTTATCCCTGCAGGAGGCTAGAGATTATATCACTACAGGGCACTAGTGCAGTCAACGCTTCGCGTGCTCCACTTCGTTCCGCCCCTTTGGGTGACTGCGTGCCCTTTCGTGAAGGGAGAAATTCGCCTCCTGCGGGAAAATGCATCGGGCGCGAGAAGCATCGGTCCCATAAGGGCTTCGCGCGTTGCTGCTCGCCAATCTTACGGTTAAACTTTAACCATAGTCATCCCTGTTCAAGCAATGAAACCAGCTCACCGTTCGCCACTTGATTCATGACCTGCTCATCAGGCGCAGCTGCTACTTGTGCTGCTGGCTGCTGCCTCTCGAATGCGTCAACATTCTTAGCACCAAGCGATGTAGCTATGTACTTGAAGATGTTGACCACATCGAATGATTGCATGAGTTGTTCGTTGCTACCTATTATCTGAAACAGCTGAGTCCAGATGTCACTGAAATTGCCGCCCGGGATGGAGCCGTCGCGTACAATCAAGTCGTAGTCTACTAGGATGTCCATAGGACTGACGAGCACTCGCTGGTCAGTAATGTTGAACTGGCGTTGAATTGATGCTGGCCATTCACCGACGGATTTAACATACACTTCCTGTGACATGAACTGTTGCGCGTGGTAGGCGAACATGTACCCGATGTCCTGCATAGCCTGCAGACCTACTATTTTGGCTATGCGCTCAAGACGGTTTACTGCACCTTGCGCAGTACCTTGAAACTCACGTGCGCTTAAACGCTCAGGACCACCTTTACGGAGATTGCCCATTACTGCGTTGTCAGTGCCAGTCATAGTCTGCATGTATTCTACTATGAAGGCCACGTCCTGAAGGTTGGTGCGAGTGATGTCAGTTACTGCTAGTTGCTTAACTGCATTCTCAACACCACGACCCCAGGCAGGACGACGTAAGCGTATGAGTCCACCTGGTTCGGGATCACGCAAGTCTTCTATGTTAAGTAGGTATGGATCGACAATGAGCATGTCGTTGATAGCTTTACGGACATTTGCCACGTGCGAGTTGAAGAGCCAGTCGATTACTGTTTGCATGCCGCTAAGTATTTCGAGGCGGCTGTATGCTACGGGTGAATAGCCGTCGAAATCTGGAGCACAAATCCCAACTGGAAACATATCGTGATCAAGATCAAGAGGATTAGCACGTATGATAATAGCGTCATTTGCGACAGTGAATAGCCACTTCTCAGGTATATCTGATTTACCAAGTTTCCACATACTCGGAATAAGTTTGACGTAAACATGAAACTGATCAACTGGCTGAGAAATGTTCCGGTCGAATGAAGTAGCGTCACCACGAAGTGCGCGAGTGCGAGAAGTGCGCGTGTCAGTACCGAGAATACCGCTAGCTTTATTAGGAGTATGACGTAGATAACGAACATTGAAGAGTGTAGGATCATCCTGTTCCTCACTGAGCAGATCCATGTAGTTTGAGCGATCTAGCCAGCCTACGTACTCACCTTTCTGTACGTCGTGAATGGAGTAATTAGGGTCTGGTAGATAGTTGTACGGATCTATATTGGTGATAGCGTTTCCCTCAAAGAGAATAGCATTCTCGCGCAAGGTGCGAGCGAATCCTGTTTGAGTGAACTCACCATCACCGTCATAAAAGCCTCGTGGCGAGCGAGACTGTTTTTTGCCATAGCGAGTGAGCCAATAGGGTGACACGGCGCCGAAGCCATAGGCACAAGCATCACGGAACATTGTGTGCAGTGAAAGTGCTACCTTGTTGCGCGTGCACTGAAGGTCTATTACTTTTTCCATAAGTATTGCGCCGGCGACATCTTCTGGTGACGCGCCTTCGTAACGAAACATTGGATTAGGAAAGAATGCTGCGACGAGATACGAGACTAAAGTTTCCAGGATTGCATAAGAGTATGGAAATACGATGCTGACTGGCTTGCGGGGGTCCTTGCGCTTGATTAAGCGTTCTTTGTCACTGAGTGAAATGTACGCGGTGAGTGTTTCGTTAGTTGCATCCCACGCAGGTCTGCGAGCTGATTGCACTTTAGCTGATTCCCAACCGTAGCGAAGTAAGCGTGAAAGCAAACGTTGATGAAGCTCGCCACCTGGCTTTAGGTTCATGTCTTCAGGATAATCGTACTTGTAGTCGTACTTTTCAGTATCACCCATGTTAATGAGCGAATCTGGGTTCGTCAGTTGGTACGGCATTACACGAGCCTCCAGTCGTCGTCTAGAGGTGGATCGTATTCGAGTGATGCGAACTCGTCGGCATCTTGTGATGCGTCAGCATCAGGAGTGGTGAAGTACCTGCCGCCTAATTCAAGTAGCTCAATGACGTAGGCTGTCGCATCGGCAACGTCCACGAGACCGCTACGTGGAAATGACAGTAATTGTGCTTCGAGCTTACTGCAATTAGTTTTGTTGTGGTAGATCCAGCCCTGTCTGTAATAAGGCGAAAGCGCACCAATGCGCTTAATCTTACCTTTCTCGCCATCAGGAGCTCCACCTCTAGCCTTAAGCCATACAGCTTCAAAAGAGTCAGCGGGACCGCGTCGTAGCATTTCGTTAGTGATAGGTTGCTTAATAAATTCCTCAAGTCCTGTTACCTCTATGCCCACTACGTGTGCGTTAAGGCGGCGACGCATAGCAAACATTTCATCGTACAAGTCGTTAGGGAAGAACTTGCCGCTGACTACGTCTCTGACGTATATAGCGTTGTGGCTGTAGTCAATGCCAATGCCAACGATTGCACTGTCTGCTGAGTGCATATTAGCAGTTTTGGCAGGATCAACTATGATTACATTCTCGAGATTCGCAGAATCTAGCTCGCGTTCTTCGTAGTACTTGAAGTATTCTTGACGGAATGTTGCGTCTTCTTTTGAGATAGGTAAGTTACGATATTCCATGTAGAATACGTCGAGTAGTCCTTTGTTGCGGTGCGATTCTACTTCGCGGCGGAGTTCATCGGTAGAGATTAAGTGTGGTGCCAGTGATTCGTAAGAATCATTGCATAGATCCAGGCGCATTGAGTGCCATTCATCACTGGTTAGGAGTTCTTGAAGAAGCGAGTCGTAATGTTTGAGAGTGTCTATGTAGATAACACGCCACTTGTCGCTATAGCGATCTACACACTTGAGTAAGTCGGAGTTGAACCACTCTTTGAGTTTACGGCGATTCTCGGAGTTCTCTAACTCCTCTTTCTTTTCAAGGTCGTCTACTATTATTAGTTGAGGGCGATAGTTCTTATATAATAGTCCCCGAACTTGCTGACCAGCGCCGCGGGGCATGACGAGTGTACTTCCAAACGCCACCCAGGACTGTTTGCTGAAGGACTCATCCAGCTCGGGATCATCTGCGTTAATTTGTACGTTACCAAATATCCGTCGAATTTCTCGATTAGTAAGAAGCTCACGTTTTATGTTCTCCGTTTGCATAGTAGCGATTGTCTCGCTGTTGGAGATGTACGTGACGAATTCGTATTCACGGAATAGGATTGACTTTTCTACTAACGCACGGGCCAGTGAAGTTTTGCCTAAGCCTCGCGGTGCAGCTATGCATATACGCTGATGAGGTGAGTCTATAGCATCGAGGATTGACGCGTGAAGCGTCGACCAGGGCGTGTTGAATGCTTCTGGAAGCAACGTCTTGCAGAACACGCCGATGTTTTGGTAGCAGAGTGCCAGGATGTCTGCTAAGTCAGGTGTAAGTGTCGCTAGTGGCATACAGAGTTTCCGTGTTGTGGTTAAAGTTTAACCATAGCGATTTATCGTTACTTGCGGGCCCGTCGGTCGCCCTCGACCGAGCTAACATTTACAAGTTATTATTCCTCGCTTGCGAGGAGTCCGGCGTCAGATGCCGCATTAAGTGCACGCATCTTGATTGCCTCAATGTCGTCGCGTGAGAGATGGGTGTTGATAGAGGCTACTTTGTGCACCTCACCAAAGCCGGCGCGACCTAGATGTACTGAAGCGTACTTTGCACGAATGGCAATGGGTGCTTCAATTTCGCCAGAGATGACTTCCTCCAGAAGTCTCAGCGCTTGCGGTGCGAATTCAGTGATTCTAGCACCAATGTCTATTGCCTCGGCATCGAGTTCCTGGCGAAATTGCCGCAATTTTGCTTGAGCAATAGGTGAATTGCGGACGTTAGATACAGTTTGTGCTGTCACTCCGCATGTCGCAGCGACATGTTCGTTGGAGTGTCCAAGAGCCACCATGCGAAGCATTTGCTCATGGTTGGCCCAGAGGGACTTGATTTCGTAGACTCGCTTTGGAACGAACCTACGGTCGTATTTGTATTTGTCCTCAGACATTAATTACTCCTTTGTTGCAGCTTGAAGAGCTGCTTGTGAGCGCGCATGTCGCTCAACAAGCCTGTATTCTGTTTACTATTGTATCAGATTACAGTCAGTTTGTCAAGGGATTTTAGCTTAAATAACGTAGTTTGTGCAAAAATGTATTTTGAAAGTTACAATATCTAACCATAGCTAAAAATTGAATGCTAACTTGACATTTGAATAATTTTCTGATATAATAGCTTGTAAATGTAAGGAGCATGATTTGAAATTGCAGCACAAGAGAGGAGGCTCTCCCCAAGCGGCGCGAATTTGCTCCCCCCATGGTCGGGTGCGCGCGAAGACAGGCACGCGAGTCTTCACACGCGAGCGCGAGATGTATCTGCCTATTGCTGCTCAAAATGCGATCTGGCCTTGACAACCGCGTTTGGATGTGCAACAATATAAGTGTGAGCGGCAAACGCCACTCGCAAGGCGGCCTTGACAAGGTGAGTGCCGCTAGGTACAATGTTAGTGTGAGGCAGCGATGGTCGCTGCACACAGCGTTCTTTCAGATAGCGCACTTGCTCATGCGAGTGCATGCGGGCAGTGCGCGTAGGAGCTGGATTATGCCTACTTATGACGCAGCTGACCTGAAGGTAAACATTGACTTCGAGTGCCATGTTGAGGGTAACAAGAACAAGCCGATTGTGAAGTACCAAGCAACCGTTTTGTTCTCTAGCCTCAGCAAACTGCTGGAACGTGGCGGTGAATCCGTCAAGCGTACACTGCAAACTAAGGCACGAGACGGAAAGTTTCCTACAGGTAGGCGAGTATTAGTAGACGAGGATGGCAAGTACACTCAGACTCTTGAGGACAAGGTATCCGCAATGTCTGACGCTGAGACTGAGGCGTTGTTTGCCATGCTGCAGGCTAAAATGCAAGCCAAGGCAGCACAAGAAATGGCAGCAATTGCCGAGGATGAACCAAAAACTCAGAAGGTAAAGGGCAAAAAATAAGGTGTAACAAGAACGGGCTAGGATGAGAACTAGCCTAACTCTCACAAACTAGTGCAGCCTTGACGTGGCGTGAGAGCTACTCGCATGGTGCGAGTTCCAATGCACAACTCATTGACAAGAGGAATAAGAAATGTCCTATCATGCTGACGATTATTTGGACGAGCAGGTCGATGACCGTGATGCAATGGTGGCACAAGCCATTGCCAACATTCTGAGACATGATATTGAGGCACTAAAAGACCTGGTAAGGCTGAGCGATAAACATGCTGATCTGTCTATGCTCAATATCATAAAGAATCATCTGGCCGCGATGCGTCATGAGGTGCAGACTGAGCTGAAGGCGCGTAGGTAACAACTAACCGGGCTAGGATGAGCACTAGCCCAACTCATAAGGTGAACAAGAAATGTCTGGATACTGTACTATGTGTTGCTCGCATGTATACAGTGATTTAATTCTAGTCGACGAAAACACTGCATTATGCCCGCAGTGTTATGAGGAATTGTTTGAAGAGTTCGCGCCAAACAGCGTAGAAGAATAACTAGCAATCGCGCTGGGATGAGCACCAGCGCAGAAAGGAACCGTTATGCCTAACTGTTTTACTCTCACTCGCAAAACTGAACTGGAAGCTGGTCCAGTTCAATTAACACTGATTGATGAAGAGCTCTGCGCATACCTAGGACAGGAAGTTGATCCTGACAACTGGGTATACGGCTGGTACAATTCTATAGGACTTATGCTGGCTATAGGCAAGTCCTTTGAAGAGTGCAGGGAGATATTCGCTGAGTCTAATCATCTGTTGCCAATTGTGGCATATCTTGAGGCTAATTTCGTGACTGACGCATGGTATCAGCACGGTAGATAACTCACACGCGGGGCGAGGATGTGAACTCGCCTCAAAGGAACACTCATGGATGACAGCTGGGTATTGATAATTATGTTCTTTGCTATTTGCCTACTAGGCATGATAGCACAGTATAGACTAGGATACTAGAATAATGGGCTGGCTGAGACCAGCCCTTTTTTTGCGCCTACACACGTAAGCAGTATCCATAAATGAATATCCGCCAATGAATATCCGCCAATGAATATCCGCCAATGAATACCAGCTCAATTAGAGAGTAACTTATCTAACTTAGACAGCACCTCAGCATATTGAGCTCGCACGCGCAGTTCACAGATACGCTCGAGAATATACTTTCGCTTGGCAGATATAGACGCGAAGAACTTATTGCCGGCTATGGAATTGCAGCGTGTGCAACAGGGAACTAGTTGCAGGAGTTCACTAGAGAACTCAAAATAAGGCATTAGACGCGCTAGCGAGACTGGTAGCACGTGATCCATAGCTTTTGCTGGTAGGCTACAATAATAACACTTAGACGGATCACAGGATGCATAGACATACTTATATTCGTTACTCACGCGGGGGCGTTGGGGGGAAATTTTAGCTAATAGACGATCTAAAAACATACAGCACACTCCTTAGTTTGTAATACAAATGTAATACAATCTCATAGACGATACTCGAATCATGTAGATTATATCATACTCTGAATGAAATGTCAAGTCACGGATTTGAGCGTAAGTTACATGCTAAATAGCATATTTTGGTAGTATTTTAACCATAGCATGATGATTAGGCTTAAAATTTTGAGTATACTTGACAACCCAATTTATTTCTGATATAATTTCATGTGTTCAGCCATTCATGCGCTATGCATGGTGACCGGGGGGGTGATGTTAGTAGTGATATTATACTATCTCCGTTAGTTCTCTAATAAGTATTATATATATACTAAATATATATTAGTAATAATACATAGAAGATAGAGAAAGAAGCAGAATGTAAGTAATAGAACATACGTAACAACCACCGCCGGTCAATAGGCTGATTACATGAACTGGTGAACTCATGAACAAAGCATACGTATACTTTATAAGAACTAAATACAAGCAAACATCTCGTCTATACATCGGATCTACTAACAATTTAGAGAGGAGAATAAAAGAACATTTACGTTACGGACAATTAGCACCAGGTGTAAAGGGTAATTTATGCGGCGTAATAATAACGCCCAACAGAAAATCAGCATTTTGGACAGAGCATTTCTGTCACCAAATTAGTAAGTACATAGATGAAAGTGTAATAGAAGCGTTCTGTTCAGAAATGCTATTCCATTACTGGTGGGATGAGGAGGAATTAAATTGCTAAAAGAATCAGACGCAGTAGTATACTCAACAATAGAACGCACAAAACTAGCCAGAGCCGCAAGGCATATACAAGAATCTGGCACACATCTAAGAAGTTTAAGTGAGATGATACGAATAATAGTAGATGTATTCGACGAATGGCTAAATAAGCAAGGAGTACCGCCTATAGAATCAACACACGAAGCAACTGAAATACTACAGCATATGTTCAGAGCCTCACTTAATCCTGGTGAAAGGAAAGCCAAACAATTGCTACGCAATTTACAGCAAGATTCGTTCGGTGAAATGGAGGAATTTAATAAATACCCAAAACAACGTGGTAAACAACCTGAATGGACGGCATCTGACGATGCCAGAATGATGCAAGCAGCTGAAAAGGCTCTCAAGTATCCCAACATACAAAAATTGCTAAAGGAAAATAATGGTCAAGGAGATAGTAAATGACTAAATCTAATGACGAGAGGCTGCTGGACCTTCGTGCATTAGTACGATCACGCCTAGAAAGGGATCTACGATCCCTAGCTGATATATCAAGCGCACGACCAGAGCTTACTCTACGTGACATTCTAGACGAAGTACACAACGTGTACATTCATTACCTACAACAAAATGCGTTACTAGATAATGCGTCTTCGACGCAGAGTTGTGATACTCAGTTAAGAGAAGAGTTGAATAAATTACGTTCCATAGACTGATCTTCAGGAGGTGCTGCTTGACTTCTGACCAGAATCCACAGCTGGAGGGTTATGTACGACTAATTAGAAACAATCAAACACTACTCACATTAGAGCAAATGGAAGAGCGTAGACTCTACGAACAAATAGAGTTTGAAAGGGAACTTCGTTCCATAGTCTACGAAAGATTCTTTGAGTATCGCAGATAATAATTAACGTTGTTCACTTGAGCCGGTTGTTTCTCCTACAGGCACAAGCGAGGATACTGACTACAGCAGAACCGTGTCAAGGATGCACTTCGTGCGGAGGCTCCTTGACAGAACCTGCTTTCGTCAGTCTCAAAGATTGTGCCTTTCGGAGAAAAACCGACCGGCCAGTAAGCACCAACGGGGCATCTGTAGTCCCAAGGCGGCAAGTTTTGCCTTCGGTCATACACGTACCAAATACCTGCTTTGGTTAAACTTTAACCATTGGAGTACAAAACAAGTGAATCTAAATACCTATCAAGAACTAGCTCACCAAACTTCACGGTTTGCAAAGTATCCAGATTATCGTGGCAATATTACTATGGCAACCTTAGGCCTCAATGGTGAAGCGGGTGAAGTAGCTGACATTATCAAGAAGTGGCTCTATCACGGCCATCAACTGGCGTTAGACAATCTAGCGTCTGAATTAGGCGATGTTCTCTGGTATATTGCAGAGTGCTGTACAGCACTTGGCATCACTCTGGATGACATTGCAGAAGGCAACCTAGCTAAGCTTAGTACAAGATATGGAACAGCCTTCAGCTCTGAGGCCTCTATTAACAGAACTGATTAATCACTGTGGTTAGAATGTAACCGTAACAAACCTGGAGCAACGCGACCCTACTGTCTCTGACCCACACTTCCAGGCCGCAGATGCATTTTCCCAGGCAGGGCGAATTACCTTCTTAGCGGATGAGGTTGCGCTGTCACTGGAAAACTTGGGTGGTTTTTCCAAGTTTTCCATTGACAGAAGGAGCAACCTCAGTAGCGCATAATCAGTAGCCCTGCTAGGGAAATAGCATCCGAAGGCAAATAGGAGTATACTTTAATGGACCTACAAATATCTACTAACAATTTCACTTGCTTAGTTACGGTTAATCCAAGCGGATACATTACGAGTATTGCACCAGTACTGCGTGTATTCTCCAGACAACCTAAAGAGAATCTCATTCACTGGCTTAACACTCACTTTCCTGAGGCTTCAATCTTTGACTTATCTACAGGAGAAAAAATATACCCTTTACTTGACAACTGACCATTTCGTGTGGTACAATTACGTATGAATGTTGCACAAGGCAACTAGCAATCTCTAGCCTTAAGGAGCGAGTATGAATTACCAGATCACCTTCTCTCACGTGCATGTGTGCACCGATTGTCATGAAGCGTTTGAGTGCTTCTGTAGTGAGCCCCACACTGCAAAGCGCTGTGCTGACTGCTTTATGCAGCTGCGTTTACTGGAGTTTAATGACTGAACTGAGTTCAGTAAGAGTAATTTCATTTAACTTATCTGGGCGCGGCAAGCGCACGTCCCGCGCCGAAGTAACAGGCAATTAACTGAAAGGAACATCAGCGATGTTATGCCCACTCTGCAACGAAGAACTCGTAATTGATGGTGAATGGTCAGACTCAGATTGTGACTTCATTGACTCGAGTACGGTCACTGGTACTGTTGAATTCAATCTATTCTGTACGGAGTGCACTGACAGCCTTACTGATTTCGAGCTGGAATTCGAGCAGGATGTATCTGACTTCGTTAATGAGCACGAAGATCATTGCCGTGATGAATTCACCTGCGAAGTGCAAGGTGAAACCTTTGCTAAGCGCAAAGATGCCTATGGTAATGAGCATGTAGGATGCAGTTTCACAATCTACGTACACTGCATCTGCAATCAAATGGCAATGTACGAGTATGCTGATGACGCACCACTCACCGAGGTACTGGAGGGAATCTAGCTGAAATAACAAGATGACTTGACTTTGCTGTGGAAATATGTTATAATAGTACCATAATCTAAGCAAGGAGTTTCTTATGGACCGTGAGTTGTTAGTTAAGATGCTTAACGAACTGCCAGCAAACGAGCGGCGCGCCATCACTTACATGGCCAAAGGTGGTCATAGATGCGAGGACTCTACGAGTCTAATAAAGTGTTGCAATGTGAGTCGCTGCCAGGCATGTCACATTCCACACTTGAAGGAGAAGCATGATGCAATCATGCTACATGCATACGAGAAGTTCTCGCAGGCTGGTGCACTTACTTGGAAAGGTCGCGAGTATAAGAAGCCACTAGAACCTAAGGCGAACAAGAAAACTCGCAAAGTGTCAGCTCAGCCGAGGGCGGCTGACCCGCGCGTTAGCATCACAGATCAAGTGCCCGATGACCAACTAGAGGCAGTGCTAGCAATGATTGCAGCTAAGCTTGGCCGCAATGGTTAAAGTTTAACCGAAGGGGATAATTAAATGTGCTCTATAAGTACGTATCATCTTAGCAAACTGCAATCGTACTGTTGGGTGTACGTTATAAGACTAAGGTACAAAGATGGGCACTATATAGGAAGTACTTCGAACTTACTTCGTCGAGTACGTGAGCATCAAGAGATGAAAGAGAGTGCTGCTAGATCTATTATGAGATACGGATTTGGGGAAGTGGTATGGACACACCCTACTGTAGGAAGGGAGGAAGCATACCTATTAGAATGTTACTTGTTTAGATGTACGAATCAAATTGGGCACTGGGTGATTCCCAATAAAGAACGCTACAGAATATGGAGGCGTTCTCTTTCTCCTGAAATGATGGAAGAGATAATACACGGTAATTTTGGCATGACTATTGTACAACCTATTTCAAGGAGTAATTATGATACGTGCATTGAATGCTGATGGCCGATCAGTGCTGGCATTCGAGCTGCAAGAATCGCCTGGCGATTCCTTTACGTGCCCACATTGCAGTCAGCCAGTTTACTTAATTACGTCGCATGACGTGAGTTACTTTGTGCATGACGAGGACCAAACAGTATACTGTCCATTACTCGCAAAGTATGCTGGAAAGGATTAGACGATTGAGCAAGCATGATTGCTTCACTAATCCAGTATTCGTACTTGACAATATGCTGTTATGCGCACGTTGTTATGCCATACGTGCACTGCGTACTTATGGAAAGGAGGCTTACTTTCAGAATGGTTCGCTAGTAATGGTTGAGTACCAGGACTTATCCCACTTAGAGGCCGCAGCTGGTTGTGATGCGTTAGTTACACGAGCTGCATTGTATAAGGAGTACCTAGAGACTAAAAATTTCTGAGTATGCAAAATAATGGTTGACAGCTTACAAATTCCGTGTTACAATTACAACAGAGTCAACGAAGCGTGTTGCTTCGTGAAACCAACTTTATTCCACAAGTGGAGATTGTACCATGATTCGTGAAGAAGTTTCTGTAGCTACCGCAGGCCGCCCCGAAGTAAAGTTCTCTTACAATTTCAGTGAGAATATTACTGAAGCTATTCAGATGTTTGATCGCCAGGATCAAAATGAGCAGAATGTGCACGAGCTATTTAAGCGTGCACTTACTATTAACGCGCAGGCTGCGGCTCGTAAGATGCTTTCTGCTGGCTTCACTGCAGAACGTATCCAAATGGAGATGGATAATTGGAAGCCAGGCGTATCGCTTAGCACTCGTGCCTCAACTAAAACAGTTGATGCAGCCAAGGTGATCGCTGAGAACTTCGATGACTGGACTCCTGAGCGACAGGAAGAAATCTACCGCCTGATCCAGGAGCGTTTCGCAAAACGTGGTCAGGCAGCTCCTGTTGCTGCCGAGAATGGTTCATCTGAGCCTACTGAGGAAGAGATCGCAGCTGTCACTGCTGGAGTTAACGGAGGAGAATCAGCTCCGGAACCTACACCCGCAGAACAGGCAGCGGAAGGCCGTCGGCGTAATCGCTAACTAACATTAACAAAGGGAGCCAGCAAACACTGGCTCCTTTAGGAGTCTAAGTGAGTGAGAAACATAAAGTATTCATTCCTGCTAAGGGCTATCATAACTGGGAAGCTGCAGCGAGGTATGGCGAGCTAGTATTCATGAGCAATGAACCATTCAGCCGCGCCGCAGTATCGAACATGATCCGTACCTTTGAACCTTTTATTGAGGAGAGCGATTCAGAAGACTACATCGTAATCACTGGCCTATCAGTGATGTGTTCACTAGCGTGCTCACTGTTCGTGTTGAAGCACGGTAGATTAAACCTGCTGTTATTCGACGCGGCATCGTCAAAGTATATTAAACGAACTGTAATCCTTAGAGAGGAAAAAGAAAGTGAAATTGTTGGACTTAATTCCTGAACAGGATACATGGAGTGTAATAGATCCCTCCAAGTTGTCAGTGTATATGTCATGCCCGCGTCGTTACTTCTACGAACAGGTACTACAATGGCGTGAAGATTACGTAAATAACCATTTACACTTCGGCTCATGTTGGCATCTGGCAGTTGAACACTTACTGAACAAGCAGTACTCTAAAGAAGCTGTTGAAGAGGCATGCGAGTTGTTCTATCAATCCTACCGGCTTAAGTTAGATAGTGAATCTGATGGACTCTTCGCTCCGAAGGATCCACAGAATGCTCGCAAGACTCTCGTTGAATATGCACAGCGATTCCGCACGGATGCTCAAGACTATCTAGTACTAGCCACAGAAATAGGTGGCACAGTACTGATAGCGCCAGACTCCCCAATGTTCTTCAAGCTTGATGCACTATTGCAGAGGAGAAGAGATAATAAAGTAATTTGTCTTGACCACAAAACTTCGCAGCGTCGAATGAGCAACTGGCAAGAACAGTGGCTACTCAGTACGCAGATGCTCACGTACCTACATGTACTATACTGTTTATTCGGCGAGGATAATTCAGTAGGGGGTATTAGGGTAAGATGTTCCTTCTTTTACAAAGCTAGACCATCTGAGTTCGATGAGGCTATTGTTGAGAAGAATTTAAGTCAGATGCAGGCATGGCTCGTCAGTCAAGCTAGTTGGTATGACGCACTCAAGTACGACATGGAATATCTACTTACTGCTGATGACTCCAATTCGCAGGTAATGAAATCCTTCCCAATGAATGAGAAGGCATGCTTTGACTACAATAGAAAGTGTCCATACTTCGACTTCTGCATGAGCTGGTCGAATCCACTCCAACGCTGCGAGCGGCCTCCAATAGGCTTCGTACACGAGGTGTGGGACCCACGAGTAGATAGTGGCGCTAAAACATTTGTTGACTTAACAAAGGAGCAAACAACTAATGCCTAAATTACACGCTCATTTCTGCGCTGATTGTGGTAACGATTGGCAATGCGAGCGAGATTGGTGCAGTGATATTACTGGTGAGATTTCTAGAGAGTGTCCGAGCTGTTACGAGAAGCGTATTAAGGCCGGCTTCAACGAAGCTGAGATTGGAGGGTGATTAAATGCCTCTTGATGCACGACTCGAGAACGAACGCTTAAGAAAGTTGTACCTTGAAGACGAGAATCAAGATCGCTACAATTTGTTATTGCTGGGCGAGAAAGGAGTAGGTAAGACGTACCTAGCACGTACTGCACGTCTGCCAGTGTATATTGATTCTTTCGATCCTGGCGGCACACTGTGCTTACGCGAAGCTAAGAAGAAAGGTGATATTCTCGCTGAAACTAAGTACGAGAAAGAAGATCCACTCAAACCTACTATGTTCGAGCAGTGGACTCGAGACTTTGAAGAGAAGGTGCGAGCAAAGTACTTCGATAACTTCGGTACATATGTACTTGATTCAAGTACGGTATGGGCCGAGAACATAATGAACCTCATCCTAGCGAAGGATGGACGCGCCGGCACTGCACCACTCTTCACAAAAGATTACGTACCACAAAAGGTACTTATTCATAACTGGCTAAAGAAGGTACTGGCACTTCCCTGTGATGTTATCGTTACAGGTCACCTAGAGCCAATGAAGGATGATGTGTTAGGCAGTATAGAGTACCGATATTCCACCACTGGTAAAGGCACGGTCATCATACCGCTGCAGTTTACTGAGGTGTGGGTAGCAGATACAACACAATCCTCGAAAGGAATTGAGTATAGAATAATCACGCAACGAACTGGTAGGTACATGGCAAGTAGTCGCCTGTCTGCTGGCAAGCTCGATACTTACGAGCCGCCAGATATTAAGGCAATACTCAAGAAATGTGGTATGGACATCAAAGATAAGCCGTCGCTGTTCGGGAGTAAGTAATGCCTCGCAAACGTAGTGCAAAACCAACTGACCAGGACTTCCTATGACTGAGAAGCGATTATTTCTCTTTCTGAAAAAAGTGAGTATCAATAAACTTACTGAGTGCTGGGAGTGGACGGGAGCAACAAATGGAACTGGATATCCATTACTGTGGGATAATAGTTCTGGGAAATCCAGGTTGCATTATGCTCATAGACTATCCTATGAACACTACGTTGGAGAAATAACTGCTAATAATCAGGTAGATCATATCTGCTCAGTTAAACACTGCGTTAATCCAGATCATTTACAGCAGGTAAATGGAGCAGATAACCAATCACGTGCATCTATTAGAAAGGAGAACTATAACAGCGCCAAAACACACTGCAAAAATGGTCACGAATTTACAGAGGAGAATATAATATACTCTAAATGGTGCGGTCGAAATGGAGTACAACGCAAGTGCCGAAAGTGTCGAAAGGAAATGTTAACAAGGAATAAGAGTAATGCCACGGAAGAGAAGTGCTAAACCCACAGACGATGATTTTCGTTGGGATTCAAGTAAGCCTCCATTGCTTATGGAGAAAACTGCCGAAGAAACCAGAGTAATTAAACCGAACCACTTTTCTGAAGGAAAAGTCATGCCTATTATTGATTTCTCAGACATGGGACTAGACGATCTGCCAGAACTGAAGATACTGCCCGCCGGCACTGAGGCGAAACTGAGGATACTTGACGTTAGCATCAAGCCAGATCGTAATGGTGATGAGATGCTACAGATACGGTTGGATGTAGCTGATGAACCTAACGTGAAGGAAGTGTACTGGCAATGCCACTTCCCTAAGGCGAGTATGAATGACAAGAGAGTGTTCATGCTGAAACAGTTTCTTAGTGGATTCTGCGAAGCATTTGAGATCGACAAGACAGCAGCAAATGATACTAATGATTGGGTCGGTAAGGAAGGCTGGGCGATACTAGGAGTAAGAAGTGATCCTAAATATGGTGACTCGAATGAGGTTACTCGGTGGGTAAGAGGTCAGTAAGTTAGCTTTGAGGAGGAGGCTGCGGCTTCCTCCTTTAAGGAGCGCAGCTACTATGCGACGCATAACCTTTGAGGTAACTGATGAACAGTATTGTAAGCTGAAGGATCATCTAGAGTACGGGCTAATGAAACGCTTCTTTGGTGCACTCGTAGACGACACAGTCGTCATGCTAGATGAGTTTGGTGACTTGTTTATAATAGCGGTGCTATCAAAGCGGGTGAGTTACCGGCAGATAATGGAGGATAAAAATGCTTTGGTTAAAAGTCAACCGTAACGCACAACCGAAGCACAACGTGCGCTGCCTGCCACCAGCTGCTCTCTGTACTACCAGCGCGGTCGTTTTTCTTCCGAAGGGTGGCGCCTTTTCCCTGCGCGAAGGGAGTGTTTGTCAAGGCACTGCCTCCAGCGAAGCGGCCTTGACAAGCAAACGACCGAAGTGCTATAATCACTAGCCACCTTGAGGAAAGGAACGAGCTGTAATTATGGCGAACATAGATGACCTATCCATTCCAAGCCTCGAATCTCAAGGCTTGCAATTAATTCTCACCATACGTGAGCGTAGACGATTCACGCCTGAGAAAGTACGCGAGAAGAAACTCCCGTCAGAAGCTATGCTCAATAAACTGAGCGATAAACAGCTCGCTGATCTATACTACACTCTAGCAGCCAAGATGCAAAAGGAGTTACTGTGAAACTAGGAATCCTGCGTGTTGTTCCGATGTCTCAAATTGAAGTTGATCTAGATGCACGTGGGCGTCAGGCTTATGGTATTATACCTGAACTTGCAGCGTCCATACAGAAGCATGGACTAATTCACCCCATTGCAGTGTACTCAGTAAATGGTGAGCCACCATATAAACTTGTTGCTGGTGGGCGTCGATTTATGGCTTGCACTGCACTGAAATGGGAAGAGATTAGTTGCCGCATATATGACACGCCAATGACCGAGCTGGAATTGAAGGCAGTTGAATTATTCGAGAATCTTGACCGTATGAATTTGAACTATGATGAAGAAGTGAAGATGAAAGAGAAGCTTCATCTAACACTGGTTGAAATTCACGGTAGGAAAATAGCAAAGACTGCAGATGCACCTGGACACTCAATACGTGATACGGCACGAACACTTGGTGTTAGTCATGCTACAGTCATACAGGATATGAAACTCGCTGAAGCAATGCGCATTCTGCCTGAACTTGAATTGGATAAGGAGAAAAATAAGTCAGCTGCCATGAAAAAGCTGACGCGATTTGCGAATGTCATCAGCAATAAAATGGCTGTGTCTGAAGCTAAGAAAGACGCCGTCCTTTCAGGCAGAATGACAAGCCCGGATGATCCACTCGCAGCCTACATAGTAGGAGATTTCTTCGAGAATAAACTCGCACCTAATCAGTTCAATTTTATAGAATGCGATCCGCCGTATGGAATTGATCTACCAGAGCAGCGAGCTGATGGTGAAACTGATTTCAGTTTGCAGCATGATTATAAGGAAATTTCTGGCCCGGATTATTTAATGTTCTTGAATAAGCTGCTCGAAGAATGCTACAAACTAGCGGCAGAGAATGCCTACATTATCCTCTGGTGCGGCCCGCAGCATTTGAATAGGGCACTGGACGCAATGAAGCGTGCAAAGTTCTCTACGGTTCATATACCTGGAATTTGGAAGAAAGGTGAGAGTGCTGGTCAGGCAATGGGCATGAGAACGAACCTTGGAAATGCGTACGAGATGTTTGTGTACGGGCGTAAAGGTAATGCAGAGTTACGCAAGCAAGGCCGCTCAAATATATTCGACTTTAATGGAGTGCCATCATCGCAGCGCATCCATCCTACTGAAAGGCCAAGGGCGCTAATGAAGGAACTCATTGATACCTTTGCTTGGCCCGGGTCAAATATACTAGTTCCATTCGCAGGAAGTGGAGTTACAATAGTCACGGCATTTGAACAGGGACATAAAGCCGTTGGCTACGATCTCAGTCAGAATTTCTACAATGCGTACGTGAAGCGTTTAGTTGAGGAGGTAACGGCTAAATGATAGATGCTGATAGAACACTTATATTACTTAGACAAATAGAATCTCTAAGTAGAGAAGGCAAATTAGTAATTGCTGGATCACTGATAGATGCACTATATCCGAAGCCTATTCCCGAAATGGATTTAGATATAGTATTTGCGTGCAAGCAAAAAGTGCTTAGTTGGATAGCACAACAACTAGGAGATAATGATGCCTTACGTTCCAGCTGATGGATCACTCAACTCCAAAATAGCTATTGTTGGCGAGCAGCCGGCAAAGTACGAAGCTAGATACAGCAAGCCATTTACTGGCCCCGCCGGTCGTAATCTAAATGAGTGTTTGCAGAATGCTCGCATACCACGAGGTGGTTGTTATCTGACGAACGTAGTGAAACAAACTGAGTTTGAATTAGAACGCTATTTTAATTTGAAGGGTAAGAATCCTGCCGCGACGCAGCTAGGAAAGGCGTGTATAGAGGAGCTACGTGATGAGCTTATGGATTGTCGCGCTAACATCATTGTGCCTCTTGGCAATACTGCATTGTTCGCTCTATGTGATAGAACTGGCATTAATAGTTGGCGTGGAAGTGTGCTTGAGTCTACGCTTTTACCAGGGCGCAAAGTCATTCCTACATTGCATCCAGCTGTGTATACAGATGAGAAGGTACTACAGAACCCAGCTGCATACCTGGCTAAATATCTAATTACTATAGACCTTAAGAAAGTCCGTAGTGAGTCTGAATTTCCGGAGATTCGCTTAGCGGACAGAAGATTGAGGATCCAGCCAAACTTCTATGAAGCGCTTACATGGCTGGAGCGTTGTAAGGTACGTGCTGAGGATGGTGGAATTGTATACTATGATATAGAGTTAACACCAAAGACCCAAGAACTGAGTTGTATTAGCTTCTGCACATCGCCCGATGATGTAATGTGCATACCATTTGTAGATGCAAACGGAGACTATTTTACTGCTGAGCAAGAATACAAGCTAATGTTGAGCATTGAAGAATTGCTCAGCAATTCCAGCTGGATGAAAGGGGGACAGAATATTATCTTCGATTCGCACTTTCTATTACGCAAGTATGGTATACGCACTCGTAATATTGTTGCTGACACTATGGTAGCTCAGCATATACTCTACCCAGATTTCGGAGGTAAAACGTACCGTGGAAAATCACTTGAATTTATTACGTCAATGTGGACGGATATACCTTACTACAAACGTGACGGAAAGTTGTGGCTCACTGGCATAGGCGACTACGCCAAGGGCTGGAATTATAACTGCCTAGATAGCGCAGTATGCGCTGATGCGTTTCCTAAACAGCTCACCGAGCTCGAAGAGCGTGGTAATTACGACTCGTATGAGCGACAAATAAAACTCATTGGACCTCTGAGTTATATGATGGAGCGTGGAATTAAAGTGGATAAAGAAGGAATGGAGCGAGCGTCCAGAGATGCTTTGTTAGAAGCTGATGAATTAACGCAACAAACGTTCGAGGTTATGGGCAGCTCGGCCTTTAACCTAAATAGCCCGCAGCAAGTAGCGGAATACTTTTATGGTAAGTGTGGAGTTACACCTTATTTAAATAAGAATGGCAAGCCTACTACAGATGAGGAGGCATTAACACGCATAGCGAATAAGGGATTTAAAGAAGCTAGTATGATCCTCGAGATTCGACGTTTACGTAAGAAGGCATCAACATTTCTAAATGTCGAGAACGTTGACGATGATGGTAGGATGCGATGTAGCTACAATCCAGTAGGTACACGATTCTCGCGGATTAGTTCGAGTGCAAATATATTCGGTACTGGTGGAAACTTACAAAATGTACCACATGATGTACTGAGTTATTACGTCGCAGATTCTGGATACGTAATTTATTCACTTGATATGTCGCAGATTGAGGCGCGCATTGTCGCGTACGTTGGAAACATCACTCAAATGAAGGAAGTATATGAACAAGGTCTGGATATACACAGACAAACGGGAGCACTCATTTTTAATAAGCCTTACGATGAAGTCAGTAACGCACCTGGATCGAGTACCATTGGTAATGGAACTTACAGTGAGCGCGATTGGGCAAAGCGTGCCAACCATGCTTTCAATTACGGTTTTGGTTACAAGTCTTTCAGCTTGCTATATGAAATCCCTGAAAAAGAAGCTAAGTTCATTTATGATAGATACCATTCTGCTTATCCAGGACTTAGAGGTGGATACTGGAAGTATGTAGAAGGGTTGCTTAAGGCAACCCGTACGCTCACTAATCTATTTGGTAGAAGAATTACGTTCCTAGGAAAGCTTGATGATAAATTGCTCAATGAAGCTTACTCGTGTATACCGCAAGGAACATGTGGAGACCTAGTAAATGAGTGGGGATTGAACTTCGTTTATTATAACTCAGATGCGTTGTTCCAACGCGTGGAGCTGTTAACTCAAGTACATGATTCAATTAGTATACAAGTGCCGCTGGATTTGCCACTGATAGATCACGCACGTATCTTGACTGCGATTAAGCGTTCTCTAGAACAGCCGCTGGAGTTCGGCAGAACCCAGTTTGTCGTGCCTGTTGATCTGGTAGTAAATAGTTGTCTCAACAAGAACAAAGGTATAGAGCTGAAAGGCACGAAGTTTAGTAATGATCCTCGTGTACTGGAAGTGTATTTACAGGACGCTATTCTAACACTGGGAGTTTAAGAAATGACAAACAAGGAATTTGCTAGATTCTGTAAATACTTCGTTGTAATGACAGACGACGCAGAACAAAGTCATAGAGTATGCTGGTTATGGATAGGTGCTTTAACGGAGGGATATGGATTTCTTAAAGTCAAAGGTAAGAATATAAGAGCACACCGACTTATGTATGAGCACGTATATGGTGAGATAAAGGAAGATTACGTAATACATCATAAGTGTCACAACAAGCGTTGTGTAAGCCCGTTTCATCTAGAAATGGTAACACGCGAACATAACGTTAGTGAAGCCCAAACTAAGACACATTGTAAGCGTGGACATGAGCTATCCGATGATAACGTACATATGTATAGAGACAAATACGGAAAGTTTAGAAGATACTGCAAGAAATGCGCTTCAAATTCAGCACGTAATAGATATGCGGCTCGTACTTTAGTTGATAAATTAACGGATGAAGATATAGCTAAATTGATGAGTCTAAAAGGAGAATAAGAATGGCGAGACACTTGAGTAATTTCCTGGATGCTTATCTCTACTTTACCGAAGAAACTGAGCCATGCGAGCTTTACCGCAAGTGGGTAGGAGTCAGCATTATTGCTGCAGCATTGCAGCGGAAATGTTACTTGCATTGGGGCTCGCAGATTTGGTATCCTAATCTGTACATAGTATTAACCGGTCCTCCAGGTGAGCCGCGTAAGGGTACAGCTATGGCTTCTGGCTACAGCATTCTGAGACCGCTCAATCTAAAGCTATCTGCAGACCGACTGTCACCTGAGTATTTTATAAAAGAACTCAGTGCCTCACTCACTACAACGCAGCTGGGCAATGGTAAGTTTATAAATCACTGCAGTATGACAATCTTCAGCAGTGAGTTGACAGTATTTCTGGGATATAAGAACTCGCAGTTCTTAGCTGATTTAACTGACTTGTATGATTGTAAGGATCCATGGGCGTACAGGACTAAAAATAGTGGGCACTTTGAAGTAACAGGTGCATGGCTAAATATGTTGGCTGCAACCACACCTGAGCAAATACAAGCAGCATTGCCAATTGAAGCAATAGGAGGTGGCTTTGCAAGTCGAGTGTTATTTATATTCGCTGATAGGAGAGGTAAAACTGTCCCTATGCCAATAGAGAACGAAGAACTTAAGGCGAAATTAAGAAGCGATTTAGAAGAGATTTCGTTGTTAGCTGGTCCATTTGTTGCTACAGAAGATTACATACTCACTCGCACTGAGTGGTATTTGAACGAGTCTCAGGAGAACCAAATAATTCAGGATCCAAGATTCGCTGCGTATTATAGCAGGAAAGCGAGCACTGCAACAAAGCTCAGTATGATACTCTGCGCGTCACGTAGCGACGATATGAAGCTGAGAGGTGAGGATTTCGTTAACGCAATCGATATGCTTAATGAAGCTGAGATACAAATGCCACGTGCATTAAGTGGCGTTGGTAGGAGTGATTATGCTGAGCTGCTTCCAATGGTAATGGAAGAAATACTGAGACATAAAGAGGTGACTATAAGGTATTTGATGAACCGATTTTCGCACGATACGACGTACTTCCATTTGATTAAGATGGTAGAAACACTTGAGATTATGGGCGTTTTGAGTTACGCTCCATTAACTAAGAAGATATATGCGAATCCTAACTTCGGGAATAGTTCGAGTGGAGAAAGTGCGGTTGTCAATTGAGGCCGGAAGACTCCGCTGGACCGCTGCTGATTATAGCACTTACGTTGCCTAATGCTGTCAAGGACCCGCTACGCTGGGGATCCTTGACAGCGGCAACTCCAGTGCAGAGAGTAGACGCGGTCCGGCGGAAAAATCTGCCGGCCTGGAAGTATGGAGAGTTGCTGGCAGCCGCACTCCCGTTGGTCGTGAGTATGGTTAAAATCTAACCATAAACTATCTTCTCTCACGTCTCTCTGAGCGTTCACGTCTCGCTCCTCTTGTTGGCTCCTGCGAATACCAGCCCATCAAACTGTCGTAAACATTCTCACCGCGCTTTTGTGCTCTAGTAAACTTACTTATTTGACGGGTGCCAGGTACACCTAAAAGTGTAGCTGTTGGTTCCCACCACGGCGGGCTGAGTGGATCATTTCTGTAGGCGCGTGCAGCATCTCGTGCTGTTTCTATTGCAGGCCCGGCTATTCCTTTACCGTACCTCATGCCACCTATAATAGGCAGTCTCTCTATTTGTCCTACCGCCAAATCAAGCGCAAGTTGTGGTAGTGAATGTCTAGCCTGCATTCCTTTCCGCACATCTTCAACAGGATCAGGTAACGCTGGTTGAATGTGCAGCAGTTTGTACAACTCGTTAATGATCTGGGTGATGATGAGGAATCCAATTACGTTGCGCATAAATCTCATATTACTGCGTGGTGCTCCAGGCTCTTCCCAACTGCCAGGACCACTGGCTACTCCACCTGGAGGTATCTGCCCACCACCTCCACCACCAATCTTACCTTTAGTGAGCACTTCGTCTCGCAGGAAATTGAAGTCACTAATCAAGAACGTCTGGAATTGCGTGACAAGTTTACCTAATGGGTTACGCTGTATGCCTGCAAGATCGCCTGGCATCGTACTTCCTTGCGTACGCACCACAAGATCGTCTGCGTAGCGTACAGCATCCTTATGATTGTATCCGACCTTCGGACTCGTGGCGAACTTGTAGCCGGCGTTCCACGTAACAAGTGCAGCTTCCATATCCAGCAATTCAATCAGCTTGAATCCTGGCCGGCCAACCATTTGCTGCAGTTCAGCTAAGTTACCTCTGCCTAAGGCACGAAATAATTCTCCTGGTCGTCTACCTACGAATGCACTAGTAACTTCATTGTAGGCATCAATGAACTTACGTGAGCTGAGTATCTCACTGTTACGTAATGCGAAATCCTTCTTCTTGCCTAGTGGTAAATCGGCTAACATCTCGAATGCTGATCCTAGTGTCTTTGGTATACCAAGTGTTTGGCTAGTATTTACCAATGTAGACAGCTGGATTGTACCTGATCTTATAAGCCCAGATAGTGTAGCGTACGCAACGTTCTTGTTGACAGTATTTAGTATCATCCGCTGCGTTGCAGTGAATTGCTTGTTTGTACCGGTTGCAATATAGTCAGTCCAGTTACGTAGCTCTTCATACAGGCCTGGTTTATTGTCCTTAAGTTGCCACGTCTCTTTACCAGTAACAGGATCAGGTAAGTTAGTTTCAATAAGCTCATGCATCTTCGCAATGAATGGACTCATGTGAATGTCCTTCAGCGCCGATTGAGCATAAGTATCAAGTATTTTTAGTGCGTTCATTTCGGCCGTGTAGAATGCATGCTTGCGTACAATGTACGGGAAGTTTGTTGCTCGATGTTTGATGTACTTTGCGTGCACAGAATCGGAAGTATCGCGGGCAAGATCTACTTTAATACCAAGCGCATTCAGCACGTTTATTGTGCGCGCGAAGGTTTGGTAGTCATCCACTCGTGCAAGTGGCTCACGTCCAGTTGCAGCACGTACTTCATTTACTCGATTATATAAGTAAGCATAAACACCATCAAGATTTGCCTGCAATCGCCGCTCAGCAGAAGTAAGCGGCTGAGGTGTGACCTTATTATATGTAAGTATTCGTTGCCCGTCTCCACCTTGACGCGCATAACCATTAGCGCCAATATTCTCTAGTGATTTTGAACTGAAGCCACGACCTAATTCTTCCATATCTGCGTGTAAAGTATTCAGCTCGGCATTCAGGTTCTTTTGTGCAGTGCGATACGCATAGTAGAGAAATTCTGTACCTGCTGCTTTGTGCTGGCGCAATGGTAGCTTTAAGTTCCACTCACCACCACCCGGCTTAATGTCACGTGCATTCTGAATGCCTCGCACCTCACTCTGCCACAAAGGTACGTACGTATTGCCACTTGCAACGCGCTGCTTAACAACTCTATCTCCTGGAATTACGTTCTCAGGATCGAAGCGCATATTACGCGGATTCGTTGAGTTTGGAGGTTCAGGATTATTGATACCTTCTAGGTACCGCTCAAACATTGCTACATCTTCAGGACGTGCACCAAACAGAAATTCTCGTACGTTCTTTCCTGCCTTACGCATATCAGCTTGCAATCGCTGAGCGGCCATACGTGCTTCACGAGACCAGTTACCTCCTATTGCACCTTCCTCACCAAGCATAGTATTCACATCATTCAGTATATCTATGAACGCCCTACGCTCAGACGTGTCAATGCCAGCTCTTGCTGATTCGCGCATAGCTTTGTAGTGAGGTATCAAATCAGCCGGCAATTTATCTGTAATATCCACGCCTTGCTCTATAGCACGTAACATTTCTTCTATTTGTTCCGGACCAATAGGTGATGTTTTACTCTCAACGTATGCACCTGCAGCGTCCTTAGAAATCGGGACAGCTCGTAGATCGTCACCACTGTTAAGACGAGCATCAGTCCTGACAACGTCCTTAGGAACGAGTTCATAGTTCCTGCCCTTCATTACGTATAAATCAAGGTCATTCTCTGCAGCAACACGAGTTGCTTCACGTATCAGTTCTTGGCCAGTAAACTCATGTGCACGCTCGATTGGTAGACCAGTAAAATCAGCTTGTGCTTGTAAGGAACGTTTTAATACCTGCCCTAATTCAGGGCTCGTTCTTCCTCGCTGTATCTCAAGCTCAATATTTGCAAGTGATGTACGGGCGTTCATTCCTCTAGTATCAACGAAAATAGCATCAGGCCTGCCTTCTATAGTACGTACTTGTATTGGTGCTGATGATATAAGCTCTGTGTACTTAAAGGGTAATATAGATGCCTTAGCACTGGGTTCTAAATTAGTAACGGATTTTATTTCAGTGAAACCAACATTCGTGACTACAGGACGGGTATATGCATAGTAAGCTGTATCCGCCGTACGTCTTGCTACATCTTCAGGCAGTCCCATACTGATAAGAGTTTGTCTCAGTTGTGATGGTCGCACTCCTTTACTAAAAGCATCCATGACGTCGGCCAGATTCATGCCTATTTGCTGCAGTGTTTCTTGAATTTCTTCTTTAAATGACTCTACATTCTTACGCACGGCGCGTTCTTCAAAAACGCTTTGTTCTGCTGCGGCACGTGATTCTGGAGTACTTGTCTCATATATAGGTCTACGAGTGGGCCTATTTATAAGAGGCTCTGTATCTGGCGCTTTCACTACCTTACGTTTACGTTTAGGCTTCTCAATGACAGGAGATGTATCTATTACTGGTTCTGCAGGTGCAGGTATTTCTACTTCAGTTCCTGCCGGTGCGTTTTCTAGTACAGCTTCAGTTGCTGCTTGCTGAACAGCTGGCTTATTGACGGTATAATAACGAGTGTAATTACCTTGCTTTACTTGAGTTATACTACCTTCATTCAGAAGATTTTGAATTGCTTCATTAACTTCACTACGTGCAAACCCCACTCTATTTACTATAGCTTGTATTGTAGCCCCACCTTCCCGAGATAGAAAATCCCTCACTGCTCCACTAACATCTGAAACTGGCATTTCAGATAGCTCAGATAAACTGCTCTCCACAATTCCTCTTTCAGACTTCGCAGCGCGTACTTTTTTAAGTTGTGGTATTAACTCCTGAATTGTTTCCTCATCTACACCAAGCTGCCGTAATCCACGCTCTACGCTTTTCGCGTCAGTATTAAGAGCTTCACGTTTCAAGTTTGCTAACGACGTTTTACGATCAGCTGGACTTGTTTCCTCATTTTGAATTGCTTCTATTGCCGCGAACGCAGGCCCTCTATATTCAGTGCGAGTAGGAGTTATTACTTCTGGAGCCGTAGGCGATACCGCAGCTACTGCTGGAGTCTCGGGTGAAACTGGTGCTGGTACAGTTTCAGGAGCAACAGTAGCTGCAGCCTCAACACGTGGTGTTTCGATAGGTGCAATTTCACGAGTCGGTCTTGGTGCCTCAGGCGTAACAGGAGCTAAAGCTGTCTCACCTCGCACTACAACTTCAGGCTGCACTGGCCGCTCAGCAGTCATAGTTGGTGCTGCACGCTGAGGTTCAGGTGCGCGTTGAGCTTGAGGCTCAGCTGACCTTGGTGCTTCAGGTGTAGGAGCAGCAGGTCTTGCAGCTTCAGGCGTTGGTGTTGGGCGCGTAGGCTCAGCAGGAGCTCTAGGTGTACCTTGTGGTTTAGGTACGCGGCCTAAGCGCTCTCGTAAATCCGTCATGATACTGCCTCTATTTGGATCAGCTGCCCATTCATCCGTTACACGATCTAGCTCTGATTTGTACGCACGCAATTCAGCTGGATCATATACTATATCTGCAGCAGCTCCACCACCAGCTGGCCCTTCATCCGGCGGCTTAGGTCCTCGTGGTGGCATGCCGACTTCACGATCAGCTTCATCTCTAAACTTTCCACGAGCTTCTTCAAGCGCGTTATTTAGTCGAGGATTTTTTGATGCTGCATTCGCAAGATCTTCTGCAGCTGCTGCGGCTTGCGCGTCAGTTGTAGCACGTGACATACGAGTTTTGTATTCAGCAATCTTTGAGCGTATTTCTGGAGCAGCTTTGCGTACGCCCTGATCTAGCTTGTAGAATAGATAAAGTTCAGTGGCAAAGCTAAGCACTCGAGCTGTATCCTCGTTAAGTACGCCTGTTGCCACAAGTGCGCGACCAGGTAGTTCAGCTACATCCTTAATTAAACCGGTTACAGTGCCTACAGCTTTATTTACGTTCTTTGCAATATCTGAGCGTGGTTCAGGAGTTAGTGACGTAATGCGCTGATCCATTCGGTTGAATATATCACGGTAATGAGTTTTACTTTCGGGCCCACCGGCCATTGGTCCGCCACGTGCAACACGTGCAAGTTGAGTATTCAAAATATCGCTAACTGCAGTTGCAGCACCAAATGCAAATGCTCCAGCACCGGCGAGTACATTACCACCAGCTTCGGCAATATCGCGCACAAAATTCGTGGATCGTTGCAGCGTACCATATAATCCAGGAGAGTATTGTCGCGTCGGCGTTGCTCCTGGTGCTCCAGGCTGAAGGTCACGTCTGCTAGTATAACGCTGTGACTCTGGAGCTTGAGTAGGAACTGTGCGAATTCCACTAAAACTTCCAGTGCCGGTATATTCGCGTGTTGTATCTGGTACTAATTTTTCAGCTACCGATCCAATAGCTGAACCAACATCACTTGCTATTTTGCCAGGATCTATACTAGGTAGATAGCCAGAAATTCCTGTGCCTGATGGTTCTGCAGGCGGCACGTATTGAGGCGGCAATTGACCAGGGCTGAGCCTCTGCTCAGCGGGTAAGCCGCTATTATAGTTATTTAATAATGCTTCATTCAAGTCCGGCTTCTTAGGAGCAAGCGGCGTTTTGCCTATTCCTAAGCGTCCAAGTAATTCTTCATTTTCTGGCTCACCTTGAAGAAGGTAGCGTTCTACGTCAATAGGTGCGACTGTTGACATTTACGTTTCCTCTGCTAGCGGCATTTCTCCCTGCAGGTGCAAGAGAGTGTAGTTCCTTTGTGGAGAACCTGCTAGAGAAAAATGCGGGGCCATTTTTCTCTTGCAGAACCTCCAGTCGTCACAACACGGGAATTGCCCCTGCTGGGAAAATGCCATCGCGCCGGTAGCACAAGAGAGATCAGCGGCACTAGGGCTCCCGTTGGTCGCAGCTTCATCTCCAGCTATGGTTAAAATCTAACCGTAACAATCTTACTCTTTGGGCCTGAGTTTCCAGGGTATCGGCTGCTTTAAGCTTGGATAAAATACTTGCTCAAGGTATTGTTGCACGTTCATTGCGCCACTAGGGTAATTCTGAGCTGCGTCATAAACCTCTTGGGCCGTATAGCGATGACCATCTACAGTAGGCAAATCTATCTTCTTCATTCGAGTACCTGAATAGATGCGGCCAGGATTATCCTCAAAGATATACACGTACGGCTGTTTGCTTGTCGCATGAAACAGCTCAGCTTCAGGTGCTAATTCACTCTCATCGTACGAGTTCTGTAGTGCATAGCCACCAGGTCTCTTCGAGCGTAGATTCTGTTCTGCATCTGTTGCTACTTTCATCTCAGTGCGAGCATCCGTGCGCGCTTTAGCTATTTTCTCTGCACGCTCTTTCTCGAGCTGCATCATCTTCTGTATATTCTCGTTACGCTCTTGAGCAAGTGTCATTCCTTTGGCTGAGAACTCCTGACCACCGATCTTCAGCTTTACGTATTCATCATTCTGTTTATCTAGCAGTGCAGCCTCTCTCGGATACAGTTGACGGATGCGCTCAGCATTGGCATTGCTGGCATTAACAGCTGCCATACTTTGCTCAATATTAGCTCGTATGTTCTGCTTCTCTAAACCGAGCAGCTCAGTAACGCGGTTTGATTGTGCTTGATACAGGCCTGTCTGTGCACGCTCCTGTGCAACGCGTTCTGGCAACAGTGTTTCGGTACTGATTCGCTGAGCACGACTCGCACCAGCTGCTTCACGTGACTGGTCAATATCCGCAAGCATCTTAGCGGCAATGTGAGGCTCTTCTGCACGTAACCGTGCTGCCTGCGCTTTATTCAAATCACCTGAAGTTTCACGGTACGCAATCTCACTTTGTACATTACGTGCCTGTATAATGTCCTGCACGCTGCGTAGTCGCAGTGCTTCTCGTTCTGTGTCGAGTCGGCCCATAGCTGCAACCTGTTCTGGATTAAGCCCCGCAAGACTTCCACTTTCAAATCCTCCGGGGCTTAGTAGAAAGGGGCAATATCTAGTATGCTGGGATCACGTCTAGCTGCAGCAGTTCTTATTGGTGCTGGTGCATTAGTTACGGGAACTGGAGCCGTAGTAGCTGGAGTAATCACGGGTGCTGTCTGTGTACGTGCAGGTGGCTGAGCTGGTGCTACGTTAGTCGGTCTGGTTGCTGCAATGTCACGAAGCGTATTTGAGAATGCACCGTACTCCGGCGTGCTCGTAATATTTCGTGGCTCAGGCAAGTTGAGGTCGAATGTGTACGAGCCAGATGGCGTTGCCTTAACGCTGTTCAGACCAGGACGGTCTGGCTTCGTGATGCCACCGTGCAAGTCAATAAGCTGTTTAATTTGTGCTGATCGCGCCGCGTCGCGTTTCTCGATGGCAGATTGAGCGGCTTTACTGCTAATCATATTTGCAGCGGCGGTACCAATTACTCCACCTGCACCCTCAGGGTCCATTTGCCTACCCATGTTCGCGAGCAGTAACTGGAAGTTGGGATCACTTAACATACCGCTAAAACTCCACGGTTGCTGTGTGGCTGCTGAACCTTCTGCCATGATAAATTCCTTTGGTTAAAGTTTAACCACAACGCACCGACGCGCAGTATAGCGCGCCACTGACTCTCTTGGTACTTCCCACCGCCGCAGCCTTTCCGATCGGGCCACCCATCCCTTCCACAGCGTAGGGTAGCGCTTGTCAAGCATCCCAGCGGAGCGGATGCTTTACAAGCAAGCGTACCGAAGCGACAATCCCACGGGTGGCACGAGAGGAGCTAAGGCGCTAAAACAATACATCGCCTACAACTAGCGTACCCTTTGAGCTATGATCAGACCACGGATTAATTGCTACATATAATTGCCACCTGTATGTGCCAGCAATGTTCAATACTCCTGCCTCTACTACGTACTCAACACGTCCGTCAGTTCCATCCGTAATATTAGTGAGCGGCTTTACTACCTGCGTGCCATCAGGCTTCACTAACTTTACTTGTTTAGAGCCAGCTGTAGATACGTCTAGTGTTTCACCATTATCTAGTACTGTCCAACGTAGCTTCACACCTACAGCATTTTTATGAATGTCGTACATATTATAGCTCCACTAGAACCAGCGGTTCTTTGAGAACCTCTGCAATAAGTTCTTTTTGTAACGAAACTGTTGCAGTTTCTTCTATCTGCACAGTGACAGCTGTGATGTAGTCTTTGTTTCTGCTTACATTTGCCGTCTCGTTTAACGCTTGAATAAAGTGCGCTGGCCCAAGCTCAATAATCTCACCGTATCCAACACCGGGCGTAATTAACGGAATGAATCCACGCGTTACAATATGTGGTATTGATTGTAACTGAGTTACAATGTACTGAATAGCCATTAGCTAGTCCGTATACGCTGTGTTGGATTAAGCCCATTATCCATCGTGAATATCATTGCGTCCGTTGTACCGTCAAGTCGTTTTGCTTTAATTAAGTTAGACTCAATAACAAACTGCGATAATGTAGACCACATCATAAACAGCAATTGATCCCGAGTAGGAGCGGCTCCGTCGGCGGCATAAGATTCGGTTAATGCAGTAGTATTAAGTGCTCCAATATTTGTTAAGTCATTATTAGTAAGCATCACTGACGGTGCGTCAAAGAATACCGAACCATCACCCCACTCAAATTGTGGGTCGCTCCACAAAACAAGAATTTTGTCTGCAGTCATTTCAGTTGCAGACAATGACACGGTAATGCACCCGCTTCCTGCTGGCGTCTCGGTTGGTAGTGTTGTTAAATCAACTGGTGCTCCAGCGTCCTTACTTATCTTAAAATCACCGGCAGCAATTGTAGGTGTTTTCTTTATACGGCCAGGAACAAGCGTATCTAAGAGCGTTATTCTAAATGAGTAAGCAACGCCGCGCTGTGGATTTGGCACTGATTATTCCTTTCGGCGACAATCACGCACTAGTTCAACTTGCTTATCTAGGCACGTAATTAATTTCTCGTAAAAAGTACGGGATATTTCCTGCGAGCGATTAAGTGCTCCAATAAGCCACCAAACAACTATAGTACCCATTAGTAATAGTGTTAGCGATACTATAGGCCCGCCCTCACGTAGGACAGGAAGTATAATACTTAACCATCCACGTGCTCGTTCTGGCTGCATGACTTTAGTCTCTGTTGATAAGAACGCATAACTGCACGACAATTATCGCAGCGCGCATACGAGCCAGATACTTTAGCAATGGTGCATTGCACGCATAACTTAGCTCGTTTTAATTGCTTGTAACGTTTACGCTGATAAATTCGGTTATCCATTACGCAACGTTCGCACTTTCGATTTGAGAACAGCGATTTTCTACCACAATTAGCGCAGCGTTTCTGCCGTATATAAATAGCACGTTCGGCTGCTCTAGCCATAGTTAGTTTACCTTACTGCAGATCATAGTAATTACACCTTTAGCGCCTAATTCGCCTGCACAATTAAGAATTAAATCTCCAGATGGTGGCGGTTCTGGTAAAGGTGTAGTACCAAAAACATATGCGCCTAAATCAGGTGGCTGCGTGTAGGGCTGTCCTTGTACGTCACTTTCTACAGCAACAGTTATTCCAGCTCGTATCGCTGGCGAATTTGATTTAAGTGTCAAATCTCCACTTGCAGAGTCGGTGTATATATTCTCTACAGGTGCAATTAGCGTAATACCAGTGTTACCACTTTTATCTGACATGTTGTGGTGATTTTTATCCGGGTTTGGTGATACGCCTGCAGAATTGCCCAGCGATAAATAAGCATTTTTTTGTTCAGTAATCAGATTATTTACTACTGTAAATCCACTGCCATCTCCTGAAGTTGTCCAGATACCAGTAGGATCATCGTTCCATCCAGCTTCTTTCCATCCGTGAATTGTATTGTTAGCAATTAATCCGGAACCTGATAGTGTAATTCCTGAACCGTTGTGTTCAAGTAGGTTTGATGCTACTGTACAATCTGATCCTGCACAGCGGATACCAACACTGCTATTGTGACGTACTATATTACGCTCTATCTTTATTCGCGAAATTCCTCCGCCCTCACACGATACGTGAATGCCATAGTAAGAGCAATATTCTACGCGATTATCACTAATAATTTGATCCGTACCGCACACGTACATTCCGTGCGGACAGCCACTTGGCGTAGGCTTATTGTCGCTATGGGGGCATTCTTTAAGTCCAGTGTGGTGAATATAGTTATGCGTAATAGTTAAGTATTTACTAGTACTGCCGCCCTTAATTTGACCATCGGCTAATTCATTTCGCGTTATAGTAACGTGCTGTGCATTGCCGATGTATACACCACCAACAGAACCAGCATTACTATGACGTACTATTCTCAAACCCTCGACGTGAATAAACCTCGCGTAATCTAGTAACGTAATTGCCGAACCACCACCAGGAAATTGTTTACCTGCTGGTGAAAGAACAGCATTTCCAGCCGCAATTAACTTAGTAGGCTGATCCGGATCTATACCATTAACTATTGGATAACAGGGTTGTTGCACAGCAGAATCACCACTAGAGCAGGCACGGCTATTAGATTGCTGCGAGATTAGCAATTCGTTGTACGTACCCGGGCCGATAATTAGCGTATCTCCAGAAGATAAGCATTGTAAGCCAGCATTAATTGAAGCACGTGATGTAGCTGGATTTTTCGCTTGCTCGCATGTATGACTATCATTACCTCGTGGTTTACGTGTTGCCTGTTGACTTACGTAATACGTTTCGTAGGCATATACTTCTGCTGATAAAAACAGTAGTAGTATAATGCTTATCATACGCGCGCTCCCTCAAGCACTTTAATACGTGCCGACAATTCTTGTAGTGCACCTACAAGCCACGGTACGAGTTTACTAAAATCAACTTGCTGTGGCTTGATACTGCCATCCTCATTGAGCGCATCAGGTTCGCCTGTAACAGCTTCTGGAACAACTTGCTGTAATTCATGCGCGGCAAATCCATGCCCTTCTTCACCGGTAGATTTCCATAAAAAGCGAATTGGATTGAGCGATATTATACGCTCCAGGGCGCCGGTGAGTGGGGCGATGTCGGATTTGAGGCGGGCATCACTGGAGGTGGCGTAGGTGGTGCTCGTGGCATTGGCGATAATGTAACCTACTACTGCCGCAGCGGTATTGCGAAAGACAATGGACGAGTTGCCAGACGTGTCGTCGCCGTAATTCTGAATTATCAAGCCATGACTGGTAGGCTTGTCAAACAGCATAAATACCTTCGCATTATTGCTGACATCTGTGGTGCCAAGCACAATGTTTCCCTGGATATAGTTTGCGGCGCTGCCCTGCATAAAGAGTTGCCAGCGACCGCTGCCCACCGAGAGATTCGAGTTAAACGCCGTCAGCGGACTACCTGCCGTATCGCTGACAGTATGCTGCCGCGCGTTCACGTTTTGCTGGCCGGTGATGTCCCCGCTGGCGATGAGCGTATTCAACGTCGCACTCCCCCCCGTAATCGCCACCGCATTCGCATGCTGCTCGGCCATAGTGCCCAAGCCTAAATTATTACGTGCTGTCGCAGCTGTCGTTGCGCCAGTACCACCACCACTAATACTCAGCGGCATACTTTGCCCGTTCCACAACGTCGCATTGAGCACACTTGTTGGATATACGTCAACAGCCATCTTTGCACTCCTGCTGCACTTTCTTGAGTGCGGTAATTCCACCATCAATTCTGTGCAGCGTGATTTCGAGATACGCAACACGCTCACGTAAACGCAGCAATTCATTTTCACCAGCAGTAAATTCGTCCTGGAGACGGCTAATTTCTTGTGTAATTAATTCAAGCATGCTGGAGTTCCTCTATCATCGTGAGCATTTCTTGCATGCTAGCAATAACGTAAGGCAGCAGTTTTGAGCTATCCATTTGTTGCGGCATGATATTACCGCTTTCGTCTACAGCATCAGGTTCACCAGTGATGGCTTCGGGAACCAGGTGCTGAATCTCGTTAGCAACAAATCCCACGCCGCGTGAGTTATCACTACGCCAGCGCCAAGTACGCGCTGGAATCTGGCGCAGCACGTCCAGGGCGCCGGTGATGGGGGTAATGGCGGTTTTGAGGCGAATATCGCTGGAGGTGCTGTACGCGGTCGCTGTGGCAGTCGTACTGATGGAGCCCACTTCCGCTCCAGAGGCATTGGTGAAAAACAGAGCTTTGGCGTTGGTATCTGTCGATGGCTGCACCTGGATACCGTACTGCACCCCGCTGGCGGTATACGCCACCGTGATAGCCCGAGCGCTGAGTGGACTGGCCTGCATGCCAACAGTTCCGGCAAAATAATTCGGCGCGGTGCCCTCCATATAACAGTTATAACGATTTGCTCCAGCGGCAATCAACCCACGGAAAGCGTAGCATTGATTGGATATAGGAATAGTCGGATTCAGAACTTGAAAACCACGGTATCCGCCACAAGTACTGCCACCTGTTAGGGTCGGATCTTCTATAGTAATTCCAGCTATCGTTACATTCGATCCACTTCCTGAGTGCGGATATACGCGCTGTGCTGTCCAAGCCAAAGGATTATCTGAGTTGCCCTGGTTACTACTAAGCACCAACTGTGCCAAGCCACTAGTTGCACCGCCAAGCGCGACGCTTCCGCCCGTAATCGCCACCGCATTGGCGTGTTGCGTGGCCATGGTGCCGAGCGCATCGCCAAACTCCGTCGCATTCGCCGCCGCATTGACACGCAGGACTTTGCTGGCGTTACCAGTGTAAGTATCAGGGGTATCGCTTAAAGAGAGCAGCGTGGGATAACCAAACGAGGCGCCAACGTAGGCGGTGTAGGTCACGGCCATGCCATCGTTATAGACGTGTCCAGTTTTTGTATCGCTAGCATTTCCGCCATCTCGAATGAGATTAAATTTTACCGTATCTCCAACTTTAACATTTCCTGAC